ATGCAAGAAGATGAAATTGCTGAAGACGAACTTAAAAAAAGAATGGTTCAAGGTTCTTCTGATTACGTAAGAAGCTAACCAAACTTAACGGTAAAGCTACCTAATTTAATTAGCCCTTTACTATTTTAATAACCGAAAGGCTACCTTTACAATACAAGCCCTCTAGTCGACATAGAGCTACCTTGTAAAATAAGCCCTGAGTAGGAGAAAGAAAATGACTAATACAGTCCAACAGGAAGAACAAGCGAATCCTTATAACGCTAAAAAAGATTATCATGTAGAAGATAAACCTTTTACCCCTGCTAATCAATTATATTTTGAAGAGCCTTCTGAAAAGAATAAACTCTTCGATAGTAATGATATTACTGAAGTTAAATCTACAGATAATGTTAATACTGAAGAACTGGAGACTACTAAGGATACACCTTATAAGAAACCAGATTATAAAAAAAGATATGATGATTTAAAAAGACATTATGATGCAAAACTTAATGAGTTTAAATCTAGAGAACAAGAGTTAATTGAAGAGGCAACTAGCAATAGAACCGAATACAAAGCTCCAAAATCTCCAGAAGAACTAGAAGAGTTTAAAAATAATTATCCTGATGTTTATGAAGTCGTAGAAACAGTTGCTCATATGCAATCGGAGACTAAAGCAAAAGTTCTAGAAGAACGCCTTAGTAAACTCCAAGAACGTGAAAATCAGTTAATACGACAAAGTGCAGAGAAAAGGTTAATGGAAAGACATCCTGATTTTGAAGATATCAGAAACAGTGACGATTTTCATACATGGGCAAAGGAACAACATTCATCTATTCAATCTTGGATATATGAAAATAATAACGATGCCGATTTAGCTTCACGTGCTTTAGATTTGTTTAAAAAGGATTTTGGCATTGAACCGACTAAGACTAAGTCATCTTCTAAACAGACTAAAAAATCTGCTGCTGATATGGTCTCTACTAAAACAAAAAGTATAGAACCTAATCAACAAAAGGTTTGGTCTGAAAAGGAGATTGCTGCTATGAGTATGGCTGAATTTGATAAATACGAAAGTGAAATCAGTCAAGCTATGCAAGATGGCAGAATCGTAAAATAACTATTATAACTTAAGGAAAATATCATGGCTCAATATTTTGAACCCGCAACTGATACCGATGCAAACTTTGCAAACTCCGTAAGTGGACAAGCTAATAGTTTTTTCCTACCTTCCATATACTCTAAGAAAGTTCTTAACTTTTTCAGAAAGGCAAGTGTAGTTGAAGCTATTACTAACACCGACTATGCTGGTGAAATATCTGCTTTCGGAGACTCTGTAAAGATTATTGGTGAACCAGTAATCTCTGTGTCTGATTACACAAGAGGTTCTGACACAACTGCAACTAAACTAACTGACGAAGAAACAACTCTTGTTGTCGACAGTGCTAAAGCTTTCAAATTCATCGTAGATGATATCGAAACAAAAATGTCACATGTCAACTTCAAAGAAGTAGCTTCTTCTTCTGCTGCGTATGCTCTTAAAGATGCATATGATGCTGCTGTTCTAGCAACTATGTTTGCTGGATGTTCAGCTTCATCACCTGACCACATTATTGGTTCAGACAGTGCAACTGCTGATGCTACTTTATCACACGCAACTAACTCTGTAGACCTATTAGGTTCTGACGGAACTGGTGTAGATGCAATTGACCTTATGGCAAGATTTGCTAAACTATTAGACGAACAAAATGTACCTGAAGAAGGTAGATGGTTCGTAGCTCCTCCTTCATTCTATGAAGAATTAGCTAAAGCTGACTCTAAGTTAATGTCTGTTGACTTTAACGCTGGACAAGGCTCTATCAGAAATGGTTTAGTATCAAGTGGTAAACTAAGAGGATTTGACATGTACAAATCTAACAATGTTGCTGCTACATCTAACGCTACTGGTAAATGTATGGCTGGTCACATTTCATCAACTGCAACTGCTAATACTATTCTTTCAACAGAAGTGTTGAGAGACCCATCATCATTTGGTGATATAGTAAGAGGCTTACATGTCTATGGTGCGAAAGTACTTAGACCTGATGCTTTAGTAAGTGCATTCTATGTAATTGACTAATTGTCAAAACTTGGAGGGGATTTCGGTCTCCTCCAGCTTTTAAAGGAGATATAATGAAATACGGAAAAGAAAAAAGAGAAAAGAAAATGTATGGTGGTAAAACTCCATATAAGTATGGTGGGAAAGTAAGTAAAAAAGGTTCTCAACCTTCATACGGACATGGCGAAATGCCAAAATGTATGCCTAAATAATTATGAAAGTTAAGGCACCAAAAGGCTATCATTGGATGAAACAAAAAAATGGTAGTTATAAATTAATGAAACACGCAGGTAAGTTTGTTAAACATAAAGGTGCAAGTTTAACAGCTAACTTTACAATTCAAAAGGTTCACAAAAAATAATGGCTACTACATATCTTGACATAACTAATGAAGTATTAAGAGAACTCAACGAAGTTCCACTAACTGCTGCAAACTTTACAAATGCTACAGGTATTCAGAAGTTTGTTAAAGATAGTATTAATAAATCTATATTTGATATAGCTAATCAAGAACCTCAATTACCTTTCTTTTCTGCAGGAGCTAGTGGAGGCACTGACCCTTTTTATGGTAATGTAACAGTAGCTACAGTAGCAGGTCAAAGATGGTACACTTTAAAGTCTGATAGTTCTAGTATTACTACAGATTATGCATCAATAGATTGGGATGATTTTTATATCACAACAATAAATGTAAGCGGAGAAACAGCACCATATGTTTCTAAAGGTTTAAAATTTACTACACTTGATGATTGGAAAAGATACTACAGAGATACTGAAAATGCAGATGATGCAGATACACAAAATCATGGAGAACCTATGTCTGTTATTAAGTCTCCAGATAGTAGAAAGTTTGGATTAAGTCCAATACCTGACAAGGTTTATAATGTACACTTTTATGCTTTCGTAAGACCGACTGCTTTATCGGCTTATGACGATACAATCGTTTTACCAGAGCAATACAGTAATATAATAACAGCTAGAAGTCGTTATTACATTTGGCAGTTTAAAGAAAGCCCACAACAGGCTGCTTTTGCATTGGATGATTATAAGAAAGGAATGAAACATATGAAATCCAATCTTATGAATCCAGCTCCAAAATATATGACAGACGATAGAACTTACTTCTAAATATGGCACGTTCACAACCTTTTACAGTAGCATGTGCAGGTGGTTTAAATAAATCATCTAACTCTATAGATTTATTACGTACCCCCGGAGTAGCTACAGTTTTACAAAACTTTGAATCTTCTATTTCTGGAGGATATAGACGTATTAATGGTTTTACCAAATATAAAGTTGGTGATGTTACATCTACACAACCTACAGGTGGAACAACTAATATACTAGGAGTGTTTCCATATGCAGATGGTGTTATAGTAACTGCTGGAACTAACATTTATTTTAGTAACGATGGAGCTACATGGTTACAAATAAATAAATTAGCTCATGGTAGTGGTGATGATTATGCAACCTTTACAGGTAGAAGTGCTACTGCAAGAACTGGACAAGGGCAATGTCAGTTTGTACTTTTTGAAGGTGCAACATTTGATTACGGTGAAGTAATTATAGCTGATGGTGCTAATAAGCCTTGGTCTTTTAGAATGGAAGGCACAGGAGCCTTAAATACTAGAACATTCTTTACAGAAGAAATTACAGTAGATGGTACGAATGGTGTAAAGTATATTACTATTCATGACCATCATTTAATAGCAGCAGGGGTAGAAAATAATTTAAACAATGTTTATTACAGTGTTTACAATGACCCTAATAACTTTACAGGTACTGGTGCAGGTTCAGTTCAAATATCTGATAAGATACAAGGCATTAAAGGATTTAGAACAGACTTAATAGTTTTTGCTGAAAACAGTATACATAAACTAATAAATATAAATGATAGTGCTAATATTCGTATAGACCCTATTACAGAAAACGTAGGGTGTTTAAGCGGATATAGCATACAAGAGATTGCTGGTGATTTAATATTTTTAGCACCAGACGGATTAAGAACAGTAGCAGGTACATCAAGAATTGGTGACGTTGAGTTAGGAACAGTTACTAAAGCAATACAACCTATTATAACAGAACTGGCAGAAAATGTCAATGAATATATAATAAATAGTGTTGTTTTAAGAGATAAATCACAGTATAGATTATTTTATAGTGATACAGACTTGACAAATGCTTCACAAAAGGGTATAATAGGTACATTAAGACCTAATGGTTTTGAATGGTCTGAGACCTTAGGAATAGAAGTTACAGCAATTAATTCTGGATTTAATAACAACGGTATAGAAAAATTCTTTCATGGTGATACAGATGGTTATGTATATACTCATGATACTGGTGATAACTTTGATGGTGCTGCAGTAGATGCTAGATATCAAACACCTAATTATGATTATGGTGACTTTGGAACTTTAAAAACTTTACATTATATTAAACTTTCTATAGGTCCTGAAAATGAAGTTCAACCTACATTAAGAGTAAGGTTTGATTATGATAGTAACGAAACACCACAACCAGATGATTATATATTAGATTCTGTACCAGCTCCTTCTTTATTTGGTAGTGCTTTATTTGGT